TCCAAACAAACAAGATGGATTGAACACGCACATGGCGGTGATTGATGAATATCACGCGCACCCAAATGATGAATTGTACAATGTTATTTTCAACAGTATGGGCGCACGCCGTCAACCTTTGTTGTTTACCATCACAACGGCCGGATTCAATCGTGAATCGGCGTGTTACCGCCATCGTGGATATTGCACCAATGTTTTGACCGGCGCAATTAAGGATGACGCATTGTTTTCCGTGATTTACACTTTGGATGATGGCGATGATTGGATGGATGAAAAAGTATGGGCCAAAGCCAATCCGAATTGGGGCGTTTCAGTTTATCCCCGCAAATTGCAACAAGCGTTGACCGAAGCCAAAGAATATACATCCAAAGAAGTTGAGTTCAAAACCAAATTGTTGAATGTGTGGACGGATACGGAACAAACATGGATTGCCGACAATATTTGGAAACAATGTGACGCGGATGATGATTTGGATGGTGAATATTGTTTTGGTGGATTGGATTTGGCATCAACCGGGGATTTTTGTGCATTTACTTTGTATTTCCCAGCAATGCACGCCGTTCGGACATGGTATTTTTTGCCCGAAGAATCAGTCAAGAAACGAAACGACGCAGCCGGGCAAGCCATCCGGGAATGGGTGGCCAAAGGTTACATCATTGCAACCGAAGGGAATGTCACGGATTACGCATTCATTAAAGCCAAAATTTGTGAATTAGCCACAAAATACGACATTAAGGACATCGCATTTGACCGATTTAACGCATCACAATTGGTGATTGAGTTGCAAAACGAGGGATTGACAATGTTTCCGTTTGGTCAAGGATTTGTCAGCATGTCAACACCAACAAAGGAATTGGAACGATTGGTCAAGGATGGCAAATTGCGCCATGCGGGCAATCCGGTCACGCGTTGGATGATGTCAAATATTTTGTTGCGCACCGATCCGGCCGGCAACATTAAAATTGACAAAGGCAAATCAGGTGACAAAGTCGATGGCCCGGTGTCAATCGTGATGGCATTAGGAACGGCGATGCAATCAGCATCAAAAGAAAACAACAATGAATTTTGGTTTGTAACTTTGTAAAAAATTGAAAGATAATGAAATCCGATGCATGGTTGACATATATTGATGAATTCATGAATGAATACTATCGTGAATTACCAAATCACAAGTCATACAAAGATTGTTATGAAGCAATCGAAGAAAGACACAAAGCCGTTTTTGACCGGCCGCGTTTTAGTTCGTACACCGTTTTTCGGTCAATGTTGTCGCGTTGGTTGAAAACGAATCGTTGAATGTTGCATTTGTTAAAACACAAAATAATAAATTCGCCCCATGCAGTTTAGCATAAAAAGATTATTTCAAGGAAAAGGCGTTGAAAAGCGGTCATCGTTGGCATACCCAACGGAATGGTTGGTCAATTCCTTGAATAGCGTGTTTGGCTATCAAACAAAATCCGGCCAGGCGGTAAACCCACGCACGGCATTAAGCATTGCGAGCGTTCACGCATGTGTTCGAGTGATTGCCGATGGAATCGCCGGTTTGTCATTGAAATTGTATTATGACGATGGCAAAACGCGTGAAACAAAAATGGTGCATTACACCACACCGGTTTTGAACGAACCCAACCCCTACCAAACAAAATTCGATTTCGTGAAATACATGGCATCGGATTTGGCATTGCGCGGGAATGCATATGCGTTCATCAATCGTGATGCAAGATATTTGGCCGTGGCGTTACATCCGATTTGTCCTGATTACATTACACCGGTGATGCAAGACGGCCAATTGTTCTACCATTGCACCGCAAAAGGATTCCCCAACACTATTCCCGCAACCGACATGTTGCATTTCAAAGGACAATGTTTGGACAATCCGTTGGTCGGTGTTTCACCAATTGTTTTGCATGCCGAAACATTGGGCATTGATTTGGCCGCGATTTCCGGAAATGCCGGCGTGTTCAAAAATGGCGTGTTGAAATTCTTGTTGACATCGGATTCCCAAATCAAACCCGAACAAGCCGGGCCATTGAAAAAGGGATTGGATGATGTAATTGATGGCGGTGCGAGATCCGCGGTTTTGCCAAACGGCGTGAAGATGGAACGATTGTCATTGTCACCCGAAGAAGCGCAATATTTGGAAACACGGAAATTTGATGCCGAAGAAATCGCCCGCATTTTTGGTGTTCCCGCATCAATGATTGGCGCAAAAGAAGGTATCAAATCGAGCGTTGAACAAGAATATCAGGATTTCTACATGCGAACATTGATGGCCTATGCAATCAACATGGAACAAGAATTGGCGCGTAAATTGTTGACCGAAGTCGATAAAATGACGCATTATTTCCGATTCAATTTCAATTCTTTGTTGCGCGCATCAGCAAACGACCGCGCGGATTTTTACAACAAAGGCATCCGCGGTGGATGGTTGAGCAGAAACGAGGCACGCGAATTTGAAGATGCAAACGGATTTGAAGGTGGTGACGAATATTTGATTGAAACCAATTTGATGCCATCATCAAAAATTGATGCCTACATGGATGCAAAGATTGAACAATTGATGGCAAGCGCAGACAAAAACAACAACCCAAACGGGGTAAATAATACAGAAGTCATTTAACATGAAACAAGAACGCAGAACCATTACCGGAACAGTTCACGCACGCGCCATTGGCGATGGAATGCCAAAGGAAATTGGAGGCATCGCGGCCGTTGTGAATAGCGTAACCGATTTGGGCTATTTCGAAGAAGTCATCACCCCAGGTGCATTTGATTACGCATTATCGCGTGAATATGACATCCGTTGTTTGTTCAATCATGAAGCGGAATTGATTTTGGGCCGTACAAAGGCCGACACATGCAATGTGTTTGTCAATGCCGATGGAAATTTGGAATATACATGGATTCCGGATTACGAAAACCCAACGCACATGTCGGTGGTTCGTTCAATCATGCGTGGTGACATTACGCAATCATCATTTGCGTTCACCATAAAAGAACAAACATGGACGGATTCAACAAAATACGGAACAATGGGCAAACGCACAATCACAATGATTGATGAATTGTTTGATGTGTCGCCCGTTACTTATCCCGCATATTCAGAAACCGAAGCCGATGCGCGTTCAATCATCAAAATGCGTGATGAAGAATTACAAATACAAGCCGCGGAACAATCACAAATTGACGCGGACATTTTGAAAGTTGCGTTATTGCGTTACAAAAACCTATAAAAACAAAACAATATCATGAATAAAATTAAAGCATTAAAAGAAGAACGCGGCCGTTTGCTTGGCGAATTGTCAGCGTTGCAAACCACCATTGAAAAGGAAGCCCGTTCAATGGCAGAAAGCGAAACCAATCGTTTGGCAGAAATTGAAGCCCGTTTAGGTGCTATCAAATCTGAGGTTGAAACCCTTGAAAAGTTGCAAAACCTTGCTGCGCAAGCCGCCGGCCATGTTGCAAGCCGTAGCGAAGAAAAGGAAAAAGAAGCAATGAAAGAACATTATTCTTTCAAACGCGCGATGAATATGGCAATCACCGGCCGTCGCGATGGTGTTGAAGCAGAATTCAACCAAATGGCCGCCGCAGAATTTCAGCGTTCAGGCGTAAGCGTAAGCGCGCATTCAATCAAAATTCCATCTGAGGTTTTCAAACGCGATATGAGCGTAACCGGTGGAACATCAGGTAGCGAAGGCGGTGTCAATGTTCAAACCAATGTTGGAAGCATCATTGATGTTTTGTTGCCAAAAACTGTTTTGAATGGTTTGGGTGTTCAGCGTTTGAGCGGATTGGTTGGAAACCTTGACATGCCAACCGCATCAACCGTGCCATCAGCCGGTTGGAATACTGAAAACGGAAGCGCGACCGAAAAGTCACCCGCATTCAGCAAAATCACTTTCAGCCCCAAGCGTTTGGCCGCCTACATCCAGGTGTCAAACCAGTTGATGTTGCAATCTTCAAATTCAATTGACGCCTATGTTCGCAATTGGTTGTTGAATGCAATGGCACAATCATTGGAAACCGCAGCCATCAAAGGCGGCGGATCAAACGAGCCAACCGGTATCATTGCAAACAGTTCTGTGAATGTAACTTATGCCGGCGGTGCAAGTTCAAATAGCACAAACGCCAACGG